TGCGCATGTCAGCATTAGTTCCTCCAAGAACACCAGCTGAAGAACGACGTCCTTGACGTCTCATTGTTTGGGATCGACCACCTGCGCGGCGACCTCTAGTAGATGCACGGCGTCTGGCACCGAGAGCATCACGTCGTTGTTGAGCATTGAGGGGGCGGCCACGAAACATACGACGTACCATGGTTGACGCGAGATTAGTGTAATTACGTCTGAATGGTACTAACACGTCACCCATAGAGCAAATTCAAAAATGAATTGTGTACAAATTATTCCGTCCGGACACAATAATTCGTATTTAAAATGTCCGTATGGGACATAGGGGGTAGTGCCCGTTGGCACAGGCACAGTCACACTGGGTAATAGTAATTCCAGTGTGCCATGTCCAAGACCCGTAACTTCGTCTTCACTATCAATAATCCCACGGCCGGCGACGACCTCGAAATCGAACTTCTTAAAGCTCATGTCAAGTACTTCGTTTACGGTAGAGAGCGAGGAGAACTGGGGACAGCACACTATCAAGGCTACGTTCAGTTCAAACACCCGGTATCTTGTAGAAGACTTTCAGGTCTACTCTCACGAGCCCACGTCGAAATCGCTAAGGGTAATGCTACGCAAAATCGACAATATTGTACCAAAGAAGGAGACTTTGAAGAATATGGAGAGGCCCCTACTGGAAGAACGGTTGACAAAAAGCAGCAGTGGCGCGATATCATCAAACTTGCCGAAGAAGGCAACCTCGAGAAAATTAAAGAGGATTTCCCCCACGTTTATTTCCTCCACAACAAGAAGATCTTGGACCTCCGACGAAGAGCAAGCGGCATTCTCGATGGAGAGCTTGAAAATGAATGGTGGGTGGGACCAACTGGAACTGGAAAATCACGAAGATTGTGGTCACTGTATCCAGAGCATTACTCCAAAAACCTCAACAAATGGTGGGACGGCTATGCAGATGAGGATGTTGTAGCTATTGAGGAGATGAACCCTGAATGTGGTAAATGGATGGGTTCTTTCCTTAAAATTTGGGCTGATCGCTATCCTTTTTCTCCTGAAGTTAAGGGTTCCCATATTGCTAAAATTCGTCCTAAAAAAATTATTGTTTTGTCCAATTATACTCCTGAACAAGTTTTCACTAATGAAGAAGATTTACTCCCTATTAGGCGTAGATTTAAGGTAGTTCACTTTAACTCTGTTTAATAAAGAGGGTATATATTATCATCCTTATTTCTTTTTCCATGGTGGCAAGCGTCCTGCGGACGCACAAATAGATTGTCATGTACTCGTTATCTTTTGTGTTCGTACATCGGCGCAACCGCCTCAGCGGCGGGTTGTTGCGCCTGGATGTACTTCCGTTTACACACTGTTAGATACTACATAAGAGTTTCCTAAGAGTCTTTCCCTAGGTTCATTGAATCCTTCCACTTTGTATGAATATTTTCTTGTACTTCCAAGAGACAATTGAGTTCTAATTGAACCAACTGTATTTCCTTGTACTAGTCCTGGAACTAGTTTATAGATCAAAAAGTAATGTTTTGTCCATCCTTTTCTGTTGAAACCTTCCTGACGCTCCAAATCTCCATAATGGATCGTTTTACGACTAGGATCTCTAGCCTGCCAAGTAATGGTTTGTCCATTGGGGATAAAAAATTTGGTCTTTTTTGTTATCTTGATTCCTGCTCGAGCCATTTGAGCACCAAATTCAAATGGACTAGCACCTCGATCATTAATTGAAATTCCGGTACCCGTACCGCCAATCTCACGATCATCATAGTTATTCATCACTACTGAAGTACTGGACCATGTTTGGCCAATATCTGAAAAGTCCTTCGTTGCATAAAATTCATAAACGTCCAATTCGATTGCTGCATCTGGTGCAGGCTCATATACGTTTAATCCTGGTTGACCACCTGGGTCAACACTAACCAACTTATCCGAAGTATTACGAATAGTTATGTCCATCACTGCTGATTGGAACATCACCTTTGTATTGGGTGAAATTGTTGCTCCTGCAACAGCTGTTGGATTAGCTTCGTTTTCTAACTGTCCGATAGAATTCATATCCGATAACCATGAGTTTGTCTCATTATCGAAAGGGTATAAACACAAACTTAAAGTACTCTGCTGAGACGTTGTTGTGTTACGTTGAATCATTTGATCATTAATCAAAACGGTTCTTAAACCAAGGTCTTTATCCGCTACTGCGTTGACCTTTTTCACAAAGCGTATCCATCGCTTTTTCTTATATTTTGGCATCCGTTTACGTTGGTAAACACTGCGCATGTCAGCATTAGTTCCTCCAAGAACACCAGCTGAAGAACGACGTCCTTGACGTCTCATTGTTTGGGATCGACCACCTGCGCGGCGACCTCTAGTAGATGCACGGCGTCTGGCACC